CGCCGGATACGGGCAGCCGCGCCACATCATCCTGCCCGCGCTGGCGCTCGCGCTGGGACTTGCGGCGGTAAGCGCGCGGATCGCGCGCGACGCGATGGCGGGGGTCGCAGCCCAGCCCTTCTACGCCTTCGCCCAGTGGAAGGGCCTGTCACGCACGCAAGTCCTTTGGCAGCACGGTCTGCGCAACATCTCGGTGCCGCTTCTCACCTACCTCGGGCTTCAGTTTGTGCTGCTCGTGGAAGGCGTTGTGGTGATCGAGTCCATCGTCGGCTGGCCGGGGATCGGCCACGCGATTGTCCATGCCGTCTTCGAGCGCGACGTGCCGATGGTGCAGGGCACGGCGCTGACGCTGGGCCTCGGCTTCGTCCTCGTGAATGCCCTGATCGATCTTCTGGCCGCGCGGATTGACCCGCGAGGCGCAAGGTGAGCGCCGCCGCCCCGTCCCGCTTCCTGCCCGGCCTGCCCAGCGGCCGGGCCGTCGGGGTCGCGATCCTCGCCATGATCGCGGGCTTCGCAGTCCTGGGTCCCGTGCTCGTGCCGGGCGATCCCTTCGCGCAAACGCTGATGAAATCGCTCTCAGGACCCGAGGCCGGCGCGCCCTTCGGCCACGATCACCTCGGTCGGTCGCTCTGGCACCGGCTCGCGCAAGCGCTGCGCCTGTCACCCCTGATCGCGCTGGCCGCCGTCGCCACGGCGGGGGCGGCGGGGCTGGTGCTGGGCACCCTTGCCGCGCTGCGGGGCGGCTGGACCGAGCGGGGGCTCGTAATCCTTGCCGACGCGCTCCTGGCGCTGCCGGGTCTGCTGCTTGTCCTGATCGTGCTCGCCATCATGCCGGGCACGGCCACGGGCTTCTGGGCCGGGCTGTCGCTGGTGCTCTGGGTCGAGTTCTTCCGCCTCACCCGCGCAACCGCCCGCGCTACCCTGGCCTCGCCCGCCGTGCAGGCGGCCCGGCTTCTGGGCTTCGGCTGGACGTATGTATTTCGCACCCATCTCTGGCCCGAGATCGCGCCGCTCATGCTCACGGCCGCCGCCTTCGGCACCGCGACCGCGATCATGGGGATCGCGGCGCTCGGCTTTGTCAGCGTCGGCATGCGCGCGCCGACGTCGGAACTGGGGTTGATGATGGTCGAGCTTCTGCCCTACTGGCGCGAGGCGCCGATGGCGCTGATGACGCCGGTCCTCGCCACCTTCGCGATGCTTCTGGGCCTGACGCTTCTGGCCGGGGGCCACCGGACATGACGCTTCTCGCGGCCACCGACATGTCTGTGCGGGACGGAGCGGCCCGGCTCGTGGAGCCCCTCTCGCTTTACCTCGCGCCGGGCGAGCCTCTGGTGATCCTGGGCGAGACCGGGTCAGGCAAGACCCTTCTGACGCAGGCGCTCATGGGCACGCTGCCCGAGGGCCTTGTGGCGACGGGAACGGTCACGGTCGCCGGCCGGACCCTGCGCGCGGCGGACCGCGTGGCGTTCCGCGGCCTCTGGGGGCGGCAGATCGCGGTGCTTCCGCAGGAGCCCTGGCTGTCGCTCGACCCGCTGATGCGGGCGGGGCCGCAGGTGGCCGAGGCGCACCGGCTCGTGCGTGGGCTGAGTGCCCGCGCGGCGCAGGCCCGTGCGGGCGAGGACCTCGCGGCGCTTGGCCTAGGCGCCGCGCTGGCGCGCTATCCGCACGAGTTGTCGGGCGGCATGGCGCAACGGGTGGCCATCGCCGCCGCGCGGGCGGGCGGCGCGCCCATCGTCATCGCCGACGAGCCGACCAAGGGCCTGGACGCCGCACGCCGGGACGACGTGGCAAGACTGCTTCTGGGCACGCTGGCCGGGGGCGGGGGACTGATCGTCATCACCCATGACCTGGCGCTGGCGCGGCGGATCGGCGGGCGACTGATGGTCCTGCGCGAGGGCGCGGTGGTCGAGACAGGCGCGACGGCCGAGGTGCTGGCGGCGCCGCAGTCGGCCTATACGCGTGACCTCCTCGCCGCCGACCCGGAAAGCTGGCCACGGCAGACCGCGCCGACGGCGGGCGGCGAGACGGTGCTTGAAGCCCACGACCTTGCCCTGTCGCGCGGCGGGCAGCGCCTGCTGATCGGCCTGTCGCTGAAGGTGACAGCGGGTCGCATCCTCGGGATCACCGGCCCTTCGGGCTGCGGCAAGTCAAGCCTCGGCGACGCGCTTCTCGGCCTCCTGCCGCCGGAGCGGGGCCGGATCGTCAGCACGCCCGGCCTGCCGCCAACGGCCTTCCAGAAACTCTGGCAGGACCCGGTCGCGGCCTTTCCCCGGAAACGCAGCCTCGACCAGACCCTGCGCGACGTCGCTCGTCTGCACCGGGCGCCGCCAGGGCGGATCGAGGACCTGCTCCACCGCCTGCGCCTTGCCCCGGGGCTGTTGGCGCGCCATCCCGCCGCGGTCTCGGGCGGCGAGCTGCAGCGCCTCGCGCTTCTGCGCGCCCTGCTCGCGCGGCCACGGTTTCTCTTCGCGGACGAGCCGACCTCGCGCCTCGATCCAATCACCCAGCGCGACATCATGGGGTTGTTGGCAGGCCTTGCCCGTACCGATGGCCTCGCAATCGCCCTCGTCAGCCACGACCCGGTCCTGATCGACAGAATCGCCGACCGGACATTCAGCCTTCCGACAGAGACCACGGCACAGGGCGTTCAGGAAACCGCGGGCCTCCGCCGGGCAGCCGCCAGCTGAACGCGCCGCTCCGAGCTTCTATGCCAAGAAACGGGCGAGGGAAGCCGAACTCGGACGGGAACTGACCACCGAGGAATTCCTTGCCGACCACTACCAGCCTTCTGAGGCCCCGACCGCCTCCGGCACCTCGATCTTCGACCCGGTGCTATGCGAGATCGCCTATCGCTGGTTCTGCCCGCCGGGCGGGACGGTGCTGGACCCCTTCGCGGGCGGATCGGTGCGGGGAGTTGTCGCCTCGCGCCTCGGACTGTCGTATGTCGGCGTCGAACTTCGGGGCGAACAGGTTGCCGCGAACGAGGCGCAAGCGGCGCTGGGCGCGGGTCCTGCCCCGCGCTGGATCACCGGCGACAGCCGCGACATCGCCATGCTGGCCAAGGGCGTGGAGGCCGACCTGATCTTCTCCTGCCCGCCCTACTGGAACCTCGAGGTTTACTCCGACGATCCGGCGGACCTCTCGACCCTCGGCAAGGACGCCTTCTTCGCCGCCTATGCCGCCATCATCCGCGACACCGTGGCCCGGCTGCGCGACGACCGCTTCGCCGTCTGGGTGATCGGCGATGTGCGCGATGCCGGTGGGTTCTTCGTCAACCTGCCTGGCCGGACCGTGGAAGCCTTCGAGGCGGCAGGGGCCAAGTTCTACAACGATGCGATCCTCGTCACCGCCGTGGGATCGCTGCCGATCCGTGTCGGCCGACAGTTCACCGCCTCGCGCAAGCTCGGCCGGACCCATCAGAACGTGCTGGTGTTCTGCAAGGGCGATCCGAAACGGGCGACCGAGGCCTGCGGGCAAGTGGAATTCGGCGAGATCGAAGAGGAAGCCAGCGAAGAGGAGGACGCGGAATGACTGCCCCGGTCCTGGAAACCCATCGCGGCATCACAGTGGTCCGCGACGATCTCTATCCCGGCGGCACCAAGGCCCGGTTCATCGGCAGCGTGTTCGACGGGGCCACCGAAGCGGTCTACGCCAGCCCGCCGGAGGGCGGTGCGCAGACGGCACTGGCCACCGTCGCCAAGGCGATGGGTCGCCGCGCGACGATATTCGTGGCACAGCGGGCCACGCCACATCCGCGCACCCTGGAAGCAGCCCGGCTGGGCGCGAAGGTGGTGCCGGTGGCACCCGGATATCTGACCGTAGTGCAGGCGCGGGCGAAGGCCCATTGCCGGGACAGCGGGGCCTTTCAGGTCCCGTTTGGTGCCGACTTTCGCGGTGCGCCCGAGGCCATCGCCGCCGCAGCGCTGAGAACGGGCGAGGCTCCGGACGAGGTCTGGTGCGCCGCCGGATCGGGCGTTCTTGCGCGCGGGCTGGCGCTGGCATGGCCGGATGCCCGACGGCACGTCGTCCAGATCGGGCGGGAGCTATCGCCCCGCGAGGTGGCCGGGGCGCGCATCCACGTCCATCCAAGGAAGTTCGGCGAGCGCGCCACCGTCGGCGCGCCTTTCCCCTCCGATCCACACTACGACGCGAAGGCTTGGGAATTCTGCGTCGCGATGCGCGGCTCCGGCAGGGTGCTGTTCTGGAACGTGGCACCGCTGCCAAGGCCCTGACGGGACGTCAGCGGAGGCAGGCCAAAAGCCACCAGAGTGTTGCACCCCAGTGGATCATTGCGAGGACCACCGCCGCGCATGTGAGCAAGGCGGAGGCCACCGGCCGGGGCTTGCCCCAGCCGGTGTTCGGATCGACGCCGCAGGCGTGCTTCTCGTAGCCGCTGGCCATCAGGCCTCCTTGCGGGCTTCAAGGGCGGCGATGCAGAGGTCGCGATAGCGCGCGAGGGCCTTCGGGCTGGACGAGACCGGATTGATCGCGACCGCGCGCAGACCCTCGATGTCGCCGCGCCCGGCAAGGGCAATCAGCCCTTCCAGCTTGCTGCGGAAGCGGGCGTGGGTGGCTGCCGAGAAGTCCGGCGGTGTCGGCAGGTTGCCGCTCTTGGCGGCTTCAAATGCGGCGGTGGCGTTGGTTCGGCGTTTCGGGCCTTTCGGCCAAGAGGCCACATTCGCTGCGGCGACCGGATGGCTGGTCGCGGTCAGATCGGCGATGTCGACCGTCACAGGCCGCCGGATCGGATCGGCAGCAGGCGCGGCGACCGGAGCAAGCTCGGCGTCGATTGCAGCCGCGAGGGCAAGATCGCGCGGTGCCCGCTGCGGCAAGGCGCTTTGAATGATCGCCTCGGCCCCGCCGTAGGTTTCGCAGACCATCGCCCGGTCGATCACGGTGGCGGCGGCATCGCCGATCACTTCGGCAAGGGTCTTGCGGAGCCGCTCGACGGTCTTCGCGGTGGTTGCCAAGCGCCCGCGCGGTTGGCCGTCGATCAGCACGGTCAGCTTGGTGAGGTCGGAGGCGGAAAGGTTGGTCATCGCTTGGGGTCCTTTCAGGCGTTCTTGATGTGGGCGGAGCGGCCTTCGGCGGTCACCGCGTAGATCATCGTGCGGTTGTCGCCGAAGGTGGCGGCGAAGGCCTCAGCCTGATCCATCCGGTCGAACCGGGCACGGATGCGGGTCGCGGGCTTCGATCCCCGGCAGGCGATGAAGTGGTCGGCGGCGGCGAGGCAATTGGCCTCGAAGCCGGTCATGGGCGTGGCGCGGTGGGCGGTCATGGATGCGCTCCTTTCAGGGCTGCGGATGCACCTGACACTGGGGAGACGACCGCAAAGAGCAACTGCAACACGCTGGAAACGTGGAGAAAAAGACTGGAATGGGCATCTCGCGGCGGCAGTACGCAGCACATCGCGGCTGCGTCGAAAGCGCGGTCCGCAAAGCCATCGCAACCGGGCGGATCACGCCCGAACCCGACGGCTCCATCGACCCTGCGAAGGCCGACGCGCAGTGGGATCGCCAGACCGATCCGTCCCGACAGCGCGGCCCACACGCCAAGGAACTGGGGGCCCGCATGGCCGCGATGACGCGGGCCGCGACCAAGGCGGTGCCCACGGCGGCGATCCGCGCCGTTGCGGAAACGCTGCAGGAAGCGGGCGCGGAGCCGGAGCCCGGCGAGGCAGGCACCGGCGAAGTGTCGTTTCTCCGCGCGCGCATGGCGAACGAGGTCCTGAAGGCGCAGACGGCCAAAGTCCGCCTGCAGAAGATGAAGGGCGATCTGGTCGACCGGGCCCGCGCGACCGGCATGGTCTTCGATCTGGCCCGGCGCGAGCGGGATGCCTGGCTCGGCTGGCCGCCCCGGGTGGCGGCGAACATGGCGGCAGAACTCGGGGTGGAGGCGCATAGGATGGAACTGCTGCTCGACGCATATCTGCGCGCGCATCTGGCGGAAATGGCCGAGGTCCGGATTGAACTCCGCTGACGCTTTCGAGGGGGCCGAGGCGGTGCTGCGGGCCTGGAAGGCCGGGCTTGCCCCCGATCCGGCGCTGACCGTGTCAGAATGGGCCGACCGGCACCGCATCCTGTCCTCGCGCGGCGCCTCCGAGGCCGGGCCCTACCGCACGGCGCGCACGCCTTACATGCGGGCGATCATGGATGCGCTGTCACCGCGCCACCCGGCGTCCCGCGTGGTGTTCATGAAGGCGGCGCAGGTCGGCGCGACCGAGGCTGGCAACAACTGGATGGGTTTCTGCATCCACCGGGCGCCCGGGCCGATCCTGGCCGTCCAGCCGACGACCGATCTGGCAAAGCGCCTGTCGCAGCAGCGGATCGACCCGTTGATCGAGGAAAGCCCCGATCTGCGAGCGCTGGTGATGCCGAACCGGTCAAGGGACTCGGGCAACACGATCCTCGGCAAGCGCTTCCCCGGGGGCCAGCTGGTTCTGACCGGGGCGAATTCGGCGGTCGGGCTGCGATCGATGCCCGCACGCTGGGTCTTTCTTGATGAGGTCGATGCCTATCCGGGCGATGTCGATGGCGAGGGCGATCCGATCGCCTTGGCCGAGGCGCGGACGATCAGCTTCGGCCATCGCAGCAAGGTGTTTATGGCCTCTACGCCCACGGTGAAGGGGCTGAGCCGGATCGAACGGGAGTGGGAATTGTCGGATCAGCAGCGCTACCACGTACCGTGCCCACACTGCGGGGCGCTGCAATGGCTTCGTTTTGAGCGCCTGCGCTGGGAGGCAGGCAAGCCCGAGACGGCGGCCTATCTCTGCGAGCATTGCGACGCGCCCATCGCCGAGCGGCACAAGACCGCGATGATGGACGAACGCGGCGGGGCGCAATGGCTGCCGACGGCCGAACCCGGGGTTGTGGCGACCGCGCGGGCGGCAGGCACCGTCGGCTATCACATCTCCGGTCTCTATTCGCCGCTTGGGTGGCTGTCCTGGGAGGAGATCGCGCGCAGCTGGGAAGGCGCGCAGGGCAATGACGCCTCGATGAAGACGCTGAAGAACACGATCCTTGGGGAGACCTGGCAGGAACGTGGCGAGGCGCCGGACTGGCAGCGGCTCTATGAACGGCGGGCCGACTGGCAGCTTGGCATGGCACCAGACGGCGTCTTGCTTCTTACCGCCGGGGCGGACGTCCAGCGGGACCGGATTGAAGCGGACGTCTGGGGCTGGGGCCGGAACCTGCAGTCGTGGCTGGTGGATCACGTTGTGCTGGAGGGAGACACGGCGCGGCCCGAGGTCTGGGCGCAGTTGTCGGCCTTCCTTGGCCAGACATGGGACCATGCCTCGGGCTGCCGGATGGCGCTGGCGCGGATGGCGATCGACTCGGGCGACGGGGTCACGACCGACGCCGTCTATTCCTGGGTGCGGGCGGCCGGGCGCGGGCAGGTCGTCGCAATCAAGGGCGTGCCGGGGTTCGACCGATCCACGCCGGTCGATGGGCCGACTTACGTGGAAGTGACAGAAGCCGGACGCAGGCTACGGCGCGGTGTGCAGCTTTGGAAGGTCGCCGGGGCAGTGTTCAAATCCGAGACCTACCGGTTTCTGCGGCTTGTGGCCCCGACCGACGAGGAACTGGCCGCGGGGGCGGAGTGGCCGCATGGATTTGTCCATATTCCGAAAGGCACCACCGCCGAATGGATGAAGCAGCTGACCGCTGAACAACTGATGACGATCAAGACCAGGGCTGGCTTCCAGCGGCTGGAATGGCAGCAGACGCGCGAGCGCAACGAGGCGCTGGATTGCCGGGTCTATGCCCGGGCGGCCGCCTGGCTGATGGGGATCGACCGCTGGGATGAACACCGCTGGCAGGGGCTGGAGAACCAGCTGGCTTCCGAAACTGGCCCCAAGGAATTGCCCCCGGCGGGGCAGCCGAACCGGGCTTCACCGCAACACACAGCGCCGCGCCCCGGGGGATTCCTCGGGCCCCGGCGCGGGAAATGGTTCTGACATGGCCTGGACGCAAGCCGATCTCGATGCCCTGAAGGCGGCCTATGCCAGCGGGACGCTGCGGGTGCGGTTCTCGGATGGCAAGGAGGTGACCTATCCGACCGGTGACGATCTTCTGCGCCGCATCCGGATTGTCGCGGCGGAATTGGCCGCGAGCGGTGCCGGGCAGCCCGCGCCGGTCGGGCGCTTTGCGACGTTCCGGAGGGGATGATGGCGGACAATCGGAACGGGCCGGACGGCGTGCCGTGGGGGGCGATCGACTCTGCTCTGGCCCTCGTTGCCCCCCGGCGCGCCGCTGCCCGCTATGCGGCGAAAGTGGCGATCGCCAATCTGCGGCGCGGCTACGAAGCAGGCGGCAAGACCCGGGTCACCGAAGGGTGGCGCGGCAGCAATGCCTCGGCAGATGCCGAAATCGCGGCGGCTGGGCCGGTTCTCCGCGACCGCTCGCGCGATCTGGTCCGGAACAACGCATTGGCGGCGCAGGCGGTGCAGGTGCTGGTCAACAATATCGTCGGCCCGGGCATCCGGCCCCGCGCGGCGAGCGGCAACAAGGCGCTGAACAAGCGGGTGGATGCGCTGTGGCGGGGGTTCGCGGCGAATTGCGACTACTATGGCCACACCGATTTCCACGGGCTTTTGAACCTCGCCGTCCGGGAAATGATCGAAGCGGGCGATATCCTCGCCCTCAAGATCGCCACGCCGCGTGGGCTGGGCAGGACCGTCCCGCTGCAAATCCAGCTGCGAGAGGTCGACCACCTCGACACTGCCCGGGTGCAGGATATCGCGGGCGGCGGTTACACGGACCAAGGCATTGAGTTCGACGCCGGCGGGCGGCGGACCGCCTTCTGGATGTTCCCGCAACATCCGGGCGGGACCAGCCGCACCATCCGGCGGCGCTTCGAATCCGAACGGATTGACGCGTCCCGCGTCGCCCATCTGTTCGAACGCCAGCGGGTACAAAGCCGGGGCGTGCCCTGGGGCGCGCCGGCCATGCTGGCGCTGCGCGATCTGGGCGACTGGCAGCAGGCGGAACTGGTCCGCAAGAAAACCGAGGCCTGCCTTGTCGGCATCGTCTTTGGCGATGACGAGACGCAAGCCTCGGTCGCGCCGGTCGTTCAGGACAGTCAGGGCAACAAGGTCGAGCAATTCGAACCGGGCCTGATCGCCTATGCCCGGGGCGGCAAGGACATCAAGTTCAACCAGCCTGCCTCGACCGCCGGGGTCTACGAATGGAACCGGGTCCAGATGCACATCGTCGCCTCCGGCTTCCGGGTGCCCTACGCGCTGATGACCGGCGATGTGAGCCAGAACAACTTCTCCTCGAGCCGCGTGGGCCTCAACGAATTCCGTCGGATGGTGGAACAACTGCAATGGCAGACCGTCATCCCGATGTTCTGCGAGCCGATCTGGCGCTGGTTTGTCGAAGCCGCCCAGCTGGCAGGGCTCCTGCCACTCGACGCCGTAATCCCCGCCGAATGGGCGCCGCCCCGCTTCGAGATGGTCAACCCTCTGCAGGACGTTCAGGCCGACCTTCTGGAAACGCGGGCAGGCTTTGCCTCGCCGCAGCAGATGATCGCCAAGCGCGGCTATGACCCGGCGGCCGTCATCGAAGAATGGGCCGCCCATGCCGAGGCGACAGACGCGCTGGGCCTGATCTTCGACAGTGACCCCCGCAAGGTCAGCAAGGGCGGCAACGTCCAGCCGACGGAACAGAACACCGCGAACGACCCGGCCACCGACCCCGCGACCGGCAAACCGACAACGGAGTAAACCCCAATGCCCCCCGACACCCTGCTCCTGCCCGTGATCGGGCGGGCCGCGTCCGTGCGTGCTGACAGCATCGATGTCGCCGCGCGCACCGTCGAGATCGTCTGGACCACCGGCGCGACCGTGCAGCGCCGCCGCTGGGAAGGCTGGGACGAGATCCGTGAATACGACGGGGAGCTGATCGTCACGCCCCAGGCAGTGAGGCTGGAGCGGATGAACGGTGGCGCGCCGTTCCTGGACTCGCATGACGGCTGGAGCCTGCGGTCGGTCCTCGGCACGGTCGAGCCCGGATCGGTCCGGATCGAAGGTGGCCAGGGCACGGCAACGATCCGCCTGACATCCGCCCCGGATGCGGCTGACACCGTGCACCGCATTCTGGAAAAGACCGTCCGGCATGTCTCGGTCGGCTACCGGGTGCACCGTTACGAGATCACCAAGCGCGAAGGCCAGCGGGAACTGTGGCGCGCCGTCGACTGGGAGCCGATGGAGGTTTCCGCCGTCGCGATGCCCGCCGATCCCGGGGCGCATATTCGTGCCGCCGGGGCCGGACCCAATCCCGGCGCAACCGCCCTCGCACCCTGCACTCTCACCCGAAACGACACCCCCGCCGCCGATGCGGCCCATCAAAAGGAGGCAGCGATGCCGAATGATACCCTGCCTCCGGGCACCGAGGCCGACGTCGTCCGCACGACGGCCACCGTCGAAACCCACGCAGCGATCGGCCCGTCCCCGGCACCACCGGCGCCCTCCGCCGACACGATCCGCGCCGAGGAGCGCCAGCGCGCTGCCGAGATTACCACGCTCTGCCAGCGGCATGGCCTCGGCCTCGACTTCGGTGCGGACCTGATCGCCCGCGGTGTGGCGCTGGATGCGGCCCGCTCGGCGATCCTCGACCGGCTGGTCGCGCAGAACCCGACCACGCGCGGGGCAGAGATCACCCCGGCCCGCGTTGGCGGGCCCTCGTCCACCGACCTCGGCTTCCGCGATGCCGTGACCGAGGCGTTGCTCCATCGCCACGAACCGGGGCGAACTCCGCTCTCCATCGATGCCCGCGAATTCCGGGGCCTCACCCTGATGGAAATGGCCCGGATCGCGGTCGAACGCCGGGGCATCAACACGCGCGGCATGTCGAAGATGGAGCTGGCGACCGAGGCGCTGATGGGCCGGGCTTCGGTTGGCTATCATGCCACCGCCGACCTTCCCTTCCTGCTGGCCAACGTCGCGAACAAGACCCTGCGCTCGGCCTATGACTCCACACCGCGCACCTTCACCGCCTGGGCACGGCAGGCGACGATCACCGATTTCAAGCAGGTGCAGCGGACGCAACTGGGTGGCGCACCCGATCTGCAGCGCGTTCCGGAATCGGGCGAGTTCACCTATGGGACCATCGGCGAAGGGCGCGAGGTCTATTCGCTCCTGACCTATGGCCGGATTGTCGGTATCACCCGCCAGACGCTGATCAACGACGATCTCGATGCCTTCACCCGCGTGCCCTCGGCCTTTGGGGCGTCCGCCGCCGATCTCGAAAGCGATCTGGTCTATTCTATCCTCACCACCAACCCGCTGATGGGCGATGGCCTGGCGCTCTTCGTCGCCGGTCACGGCAACCTTGGCACGGCGGCCGCCATCACCGAGACGTCCCTTGCAGAGGCCTACCGGCTCTTCGGCAACCAGCGCGGGCTTGAGGGGCGGCAAATCTCGATCCAGCCGCGCTACATCATCACCCCACCTGGCACCCGGTCGGTCGAAGCACGGAAGAACGTGACCGCCACGACGCCGATGGCCGTCGCGGGCGTCAACGCCTTCGCCGGGCGGCTGGAACCGATCGAGGAGCCGCGCCTGATCCCCACGGCGGGGGCAGACCCTTGGTTCCTCGTCGCCGATCCGTCGCGGATCGACACGGTGGAATACGGCTACCTCGAGGGCAATACCGGCCCCTACACGGAGACCCGGACCGGCTTCGAGGTCGACGGCATCGAGATCAAGGCCCGGCACGACTTTGCCACCAAGGCGATCGACTGGCGCGGGATGCTGCGCAACGCAGGCATCTGACGCCTGATCCCGGCGCGACAGCCGATGCCGCGCCACCCCTCCCCCTTACACAAGGAGCCACGACATGGCGAAGAACTACATCCAGGAAGGCGATACGATCAACATCATCGCCGGCGCGAACATCGCTTCCGGCGCGGGTGTCCAGATGGGCCGCATCTTCGGTGTGGCTGCGAACGACATCGCCGCCGGTGCCGACGGACCGATCAATCTGACCGGCGTCTATGATCTGCCGAAGACCGCTGCCCAGGCTTGGACGGCGGGCGCACTGATCTACTGGACCGGTACGGCCTGCACCAACGTGGCCGCCACCAACATCCTGATCGGGATCGCGACGCGGGCGCAGCTTGCCGCCGACACGATCGGTCGGGTCCGCCTGAACGGCGCAGGCATTACCCCGTGACGGCGTTCGCCGCCGCCACGTCTGCGCTGTTCCGCGACCCGAACATCGCCGTGGATACGGTCTATCGCCCGGGTGGCACCGGTGCCGGTGTTTCGGTCCGGGTGGTCCTTTCGTCGCCCGACCAGCTCGCGGCCTTCGGCGAGGGCCGCTTCGTCACCGATACGGTGCTGATCGCGGTCCGTGTCGCCGATGCGCCGGGGCTTGGCCCGGGCGACACCATCGAGGTCGACGGGGCGCTGTTTGAGGTTCGGGCCGATCCGGTGCGAGATGCCGACCGGCTGGTCTGGTCGGCAGAGGCGCGGGCACTGTGAGGTTGTCGGTCAAGGTTCAGGGCGAATTCGTGGAGATAACCGGCAGCAGCATTGCCGAGGGCAAATCCGCCGTCACGCGCGGCGTGGCGGTGGCAGGCGCGGGATTGCAGGCCGACTGGCGGGCACAGATCGCGGCGGCGGGGCTGGGTTTGAGGCTCGCCCGCACGATCCGGCGCGAGGTCTATCCGCAGTCCGGCACCTCGCTGCGCGCGGCGGCGCTGGTCTGGAGCAAGGCGAGCGAGATCGTCGATGCCTTCGATCGCAGCGCGCTGATCCGCTCCGCCGACGGCTTCTGGCTGGCGATCCCGCTGGCGGCAGCCGGGGCCAGGGGCGCGGGTGGCAAGCGGATCACGCCGGGTGGCTGGGAACAGCGCACCGGGCGGCGGCTCCGCTTTGTCTATCGGCGCGGGCGACCCAGCCTGCTGGTCGCGGACGATGCGCGGCTGAACAGCCGTGGCCTTGCCGCCTCGAAAGGCGGGCGGCGACGGCGCGACGGCACCCTCACCGGCGCTCAGACGGTCCCGGTGTTCCTGCTGGTGCCACAGGTGAAACTCGCCAAACGCCTCGACCTCGGCAAGGCGGCCACCGCCTGGCAGAACCGCCTGCCGGGCCTGATCCTCGCCAACTGGCCGGAAGGAACAATCCGATGAGCCCGCGCGAGACGATCCTCGAGGCCTTGCGCCTGATGCTGGTCGGCATCCCCGGCGCGCGGGTGCTGCGGAACGAACCTTTGCCCGGCCGCATCCCGGCGGGCGGGATGGTGATCCTGCGCGACGGCGATCCGGGGCAACCCGAGGTTACTCTGTCGCCGCTGCGCTATTACTATGAACACCGCGCCGAGATCGAAGTGCTGATCCAGAAAGCCTCGGGGCGCGACACGGCCTTCGATGCGCTCTGCGCTGCCATCGGGGCGCGGATCGCCGCCGACCGGACGCTGGGCGGGCTTTGCGACTGGTGCGAGGCCGAGGCACCGGAACCCGTGGAGATCACAGCCGAGGGCGGCGAGCCGATCAAGGCCGCCACGGTCGCGGTGATCCTGACCTATTCGACCGCCAACCCGCTCTGATCCACACAGTATACATATAGAGGAGTCCGACGATGGCACGCGCACAGGGCGCGCGGGCGCAGATGGCGCTCGCCTTCGAGACAGTCTACGGCACGGCCCCGGCGACGGGATACCGTTTTGTCCCCTTCGCCTCGACCACGCTCGGCAGCGAGCAGCCGCTGCTGGCCTCGGAACTTCTCGGCTACGGTCGCGATCCGCAGGCCCCGCTCCGCGATGCCTTCACCGCGGACGGCGATGTGGTGATCCCTATCGATGTGGAGAACCTCGGTCTCTGGCTGAAGGGTGCCTTCGGGTCGCCGGTCACCACCGGCACGACACCGAAGGTCCATACCTTTCAGTCCGGCGGCTGGACCCTGCCGAGCCTCGCCATCGAGACGCAAATGCCGGAGGTGCCGCGTTTCGCGATGTATTCCGGCTGCGTGGTCGACGGGCTGTCCTGGGAGATGCGCAGGTCAGGATTGTTGACGGCGACCGCAACGCTGGTCGCCCAGAACGAGGTTGTGGCAGCGGCCACGGCGGCGGGCGCGCCGACATCGCTGTCGCTGGCACGCTTCGGCCATTTCAACGGGTCGATCCAGCGCAACGGGGCGCCCATCGGCAACATCCTGTCGGCCCGGATCGCCTATGCCAACAATCTCGACCGGATCGACAGCATCCGCGCCGATGGCCGGATCGAAGGCGCGGACCCCTCCATCGCGTCCCTGACTGGCACTCTGGAAGCGCGGTTCGACGACCTCACGCTCTACAATCAGGCCATCGCAGGCACGCCCTGCGAGCTGAATTTCGCCTATACCCAGGGCGCCAACGCCGCCTTCAGCTTCACCGCCCATGCCGTCTATCTGCCCCGCCCCCGGATTGCCATCGAAGGCCCCGGCGGCATTCAGGCGACCTTCGACTGGCAGGGGGCACGCGCCGTCTCCCCCGCCCGCATGTGCACCGCCGTCCTCACCAACACTGTCGCGAGCTACTGACCATGATCAGCCTGACCCTGTCCCGCGAGCCCGAGCGGCTCGACCTTACCCATGGCGTGACCGTACTGATCCGCCCGCTGACGGCGGCGATCTTCTCCGCCGCCCGCGCCGATCTCGATGCCGACGACCTGATCGATGCCGAAGCGCAGGAGATTGCTGCCGCTTTGGTCAAAGCCATCGCCCGGCGGACCATCCTGTCTTGGGAGGGTGTCGGCGATGCCGAGGGGAACGTGATCGAACCGGACGATACTTCGATCAACGCGCTCTTCGACCTTTGGCCGATCTACGAGGCCTTCAACGAACGCTTCATCGCCCGCTGGCTGCTGCTGGGTGATGAGGGAAACGGCTCTGCGCCTTTGCCGACTGGCACTTCGGCGGGGGCGCCGGATATTGCGCGGCCTGTCCCCGGCGCTGCGCCGACTGCCCCGACCGGCTGAACCAGCCGCGCACTGCCGAGGGCTGGCAGGTCTGGGACCTTGTGCAGCGCCTCGGCGGCCAGATGCGGGTGATCCCGGGCGCTGTCGTCGGCATCGACATGGGTGCCGCCTTTGAACTCGCCCGGGCGCTGGGCGTGGAGGCGCGCCTTGTCGCCGAATGGCTGCCGGGCATCGAGGCCGTGATGGTGCGGCGGATGAATGAACAGGCCCGAGGGCAAGC